CAAGCTTCTGAGTTCACCCCCCAGTCTGGTGTCAAAGTTACCGACGTTGCTAGTAAGTTATATTACATTGCAATGCGCTTTGGCGCTGAGATTAAATCATTTACTGGTTTTAAAATTGGTAATGGTCGTTGCATGTCTATCGTGCATGAGGGTGTTGCTCCTGATTCGTTGGAAATTGAGGGTGTAAAACTTGGTGAAGGAAAAGTCGCAGGTAGCGATGTGGTTATGTGCAAACCTAATGACCGTTTCAAAACGGATCATGTTGTGCACTTTCCTATTGTTGATTCCACCGCTTCTATGAAAGTATTTGATGGTGAATTGACTGTTGGGACCCCCGCTTACCTTGTTTCTATGAATGGAAATGAGATGGAACTTGTTTGTGGCGTTTTAGTTGAGATGACTGCTGGTGTTTATACTATTAAGTTAAATCGCAGTTTGAAAACTGATAATGGCCAATCTGGTTCTCCTTGGTTTGTTATGCAAGGTACTTCTCCGCAAGTATTTGCTGTTCATTCCCGTCTTATGACTGGTAAGAGCGCCGAGTGCCAAGCACTTGCTGTCGCACTGCCCCCTAAGGGTTCTTTAAACTAGCCAGGGCTTCCGCTTGTTATTTGAGAGTGATTGATAAAGTCACTCGTCGAGTACAAGATAGGAAGCCCAACTTCAACTACTTTGACTCTCACTTCGAGCGTGACTTGGAGTGGATCCGTCCTGAGAAAGTAGGTGAACTGGCTTTTTATAATGAGTGTTGTGCGTTGAATCGTTATGGTCGTAAAGTTCGTGACATTGATCGCGACTTTTGTGAACGTGTTTATACCGTTCTTTGCCAAATGTTTTCTTTTCCGCCTCAACCTTGTAAACCCTTTGATCAAGTTTTTTGTGATTTGAATTTTAATTCCTCTACGGGGATGTCTGTTGTTGATGGTATGCCGAAAAATAAACCGAAAGGTAGCATCACCACTTTAGAGTGGTTGAATGTTTATTCTTTTGCTGTTAATTTTTGCGCTGGTCTCGCTGGTGTTGATCGTGAATATGTTGCTTCGTCTCTCAAAGATGAGCCCATGTTAACCGAGAAATATCAACGCGGTGGTCAGCGTACGATTACTTCTATGCCTTTATGGCATTTGATGGCGTCGTCGCATATAATTGATAATATTTGTGATCGTTTGTTATACGGTCATGTTCTATCCCCATTTGCCCCCGGTGCTGCTTTTAACAACGTGTATGTTTCTCTTGTTGAAACCTGTTTTTCTTCGTATGATTCGGAGTTTTCGGGTGATATTTCTGGACAAGATTCCAGTTATCCTAGAGATTTGAAACACGCTGTTCGGGATTTCTTTTGTTCTAAGATTAAAGATCCCAAGAAAGTAGCCCCTTTTGTTGAATTGAATCGACTACATGACCAAGCTCTCTTGGTCAGCGCCGATGGTACAGTATATGATACTACGGAAACCGGCGTGTGGTCCGGCGTTAAGTGGACTTTAGCGTATAATACGCTGATCCTTTGCGCCTTGTTGAGAATGTACGG